AACTACTTAAAAACAAATTATAAAGACGTATGAGTGAATTACTAATTGTTGCTTGCACTAGATCTGAAACAATCGAAGAGTTTGAAACAAGGCCTCTACATAAGAGCCTTATGCATCACTTTGAAAGCAGTTATGATGTAAACTTTCATCTTTTCAAAGGCAACACAAGAGGCCTTTCGACGTGTTATAATGAAATTTTAAAAGATCCAGAAAATCTAGACAAAACGGTTTTGTTTGTACATGATGATGTTGAGTTGGAGGATGCTTTTATTGTCGATAAACTTCTCAACAGCCCATACTCTATAACAGGTCTTGCTGGAACTAAATCGTTTAACAAACATGCTGAAAAAGCTGCCTGGCATCTTTCCTCTCCTAGAGAAGATTATGTTGGGGAAGTTACCCACAATCACAACGGAAAGGTTTGGACTACTGTTTTTGGTCCTACTAAATCGAGGGCTCTTCTTTTGGATGGTTTGTTTATTGCTTGCAAGGTAAAAGATTTAATTGATAAGGGACTTACTTTCGACGAAGAGTTTGATTTTCATCATTATGATCTCGCTTTTTGTTTGAGAGCAAATGAGAAAAGAGTCTCTTGCGGTGTTCTTCCAATTAGAGTTGTGCATCATGGAATTGGAGACTCTATGTTGACAAAAGAGTGGGAAGAGGCCAACCTCAAGTTTAAGAAAGTTTATTGCTAGTGACAATCTTTGATTATATAAAAGATATTTTGGTGACCAAACGAGGGGATTTGCCTCTGGATCAATACGTCCCATATATTGTGACTCGTTGGTTAAGTTTTATTAATCCAACGGTTGCTGCGTCCATAAACGAGTTTAATAGCCAACTTTTATTAGAAAATAAAGATCTGCATTATAAGATGATGATTACTATATTTCCTAAAATGAAATACGCTCCTCGCATTACATATATTAAAAAAATTAAGGAAGACGTGGTAGAAGAAGATAAAAAGATAGATATTTTAGCAAATAATTACGAACTTTCAAAAAGAGAAGTTAAACAGTTGTTGTCATTAGTGTAATATCATTGTAAATACAAGTATGATTGCACAACAACAATTCAACGCCCCGAGAGAAAATAACGGTCTAGCTAACATCGAGTCCTACAAAGATTGTCCTCTTCCAGAAGACTATGAAGTAGTAGAACTTCTTGGGAATATCATTCAAGTCGAATACGCCGACGTTGCAAATGACGGAAAGTCCTTAGTTCGTAATGGAATTATCCTTCCAAACGAGGTAGTGGACCAGAAGGCTTGGAGAATTGGCAAAGTTCTTCTTGTAGGTCCTGACGCAAGACAAGTTAAAAAGGGTCACTATGTTATGTTTCCTGGAGACAAGGGACTTATTGGCATTCAAAAGGGAGGAAAGACTGTCGTATTTCTCGATGAAAAGAGAATCTTTGGTATTGTCCAAGCTTCTAAGTAATTTAAGCTATGAGACTCGGCAGAGTAGCACTTTGGACACTACTAGGCACTAATGCTGCCGAACTTCGTTTTCATAGACGTATTGATAAGCCAGGGTATAAAGACTATAGAAGAATGCTCTGCACTAGAGATTTAAAACTTTTAGAGTCTACACCTGGTAAAACAATTCTCAATTATGTCAATCCAACTGGACGTCTGAAGTACAATCCTGCAGCAAAAAATCTTGTAGTTGCATGGGACATATTTTTGCAAAATTGGAGAATGATTAACTGCGACGATGTTGAAGTTATAGCAGTAATTAAAACGTCTCCAGATCCTTCACCTTTTTGGAAGTACTTTCAGGAAAGACTTGTTCCTATGTCTGCTCAACAAAAAGCCTCTTTTATTAACACCTAATGAATCATTTAATCGCACCTAGTATTATAACAATGGATGAAATTCCAGGGGAATCTTTTCTCGTTAACTGTCTTCAGAAGCAAGTAATTTTTTCTATAGGGGACAAAGCAATTAAAAAGGGTAGATTACTTCTGTTTAGAAGAGTTCACTACTTTATTCAAATATCTCTACTGTCTGATAAGAACATTAGAGAAAACTTTGAGATCCCAATTCCGTTCCGTACCGAAAATTATATCGAAGAAGGTCTCTTGTATTTTGATTATAGATTAACTTCTCTCGGCGTTAAGAATCTCCCTAATATTCCCGAAAAAATCTCTTCGACTTATTTTAATAAGATTTTAGAGCTTTCAGTAGCTTAATATTTCTTTGTAAGTTTACCTTTTTTGTTCCTAACGAATCCTTCAACTTCTTTAGTTGATTTAGGATAATTCTCCCTCAGCTTTTTAAAGTCTGTTGGTCTTTGTTTAGGTCCTTTGCCAGCGCTGTGTTTGCTCATAAAATTATTCTACACCAAAGTAGTAGTCGGTTTCAAAAGCTAGGAGATCGTTACCATTCTCTGCTTCATTAATTCTAACGTAATGTATTTGATTTCCGTTTCCGTTAACTAGAGCCTCCTTAGAGGCAAGGAGATCGTCAATAAGCTCCTGAGAGATATTATTCTTATGTATACTGACTCTTATGTCTAAATTAAAGTGAGTATCTGTTTGTGATACATCAAGGATTTTTCTTTTTTTGCTCATATTTTATAAAATAATTATCCATAATCCTTAAACAATTTCAACAAAAAGAAAACCCCAGTCTTTCGACTGGGGTCTCTTTTGAATCGTACTGAACGTACTCTAATTGCTTAGAGGTAGGTTGCAGCTTGACCAGGTTGGAACGATGTGCCCAAGCCGGTGCAGATTACAAGATGGTAGTATAGATTCGCTCCGAAGATGTGATCTACAACACCGTATCTTGTAAGCAAGCCGACGCGAGGCGCGAAGTCGTTAGGCCCAATGGTTCTTTGAACCATAACTGGGATGTAAGGGCAGTAAAGGATACCACTGTCGTAGTATTCTGTACCCTTATAACCGAGAAGGGCGTAATCTACAGGCTTTGTACGGGGGGAAAGATATCCACCACCAGCATTAGATGCTGTGTACCCAGGGTTGAGCTGAGCTTCTGTACGAGTGTCTCTGTAGATCTGGAAACGACCACCGACCGAACCGACCTTTGCAATACCAACGGGGGCGGTATTTACATTGCCTGTAACTGGCTGCCAGGTGAAGTTGGGCAGAGTTTCGAGAATCGCACAGATACGGGGTGTTGCAATAATGAAATTAGCAGCACCACGACGGTTACGAATCGCGACGCGGTTGGCTTCAACAACGATTCTGTTGTAGAAGTCACGGGCGCGCTCAGCGGACCAACGAGCATCAGCAGACACAGCAGACCATGTGGAATAACCAACTCCCTGACCTGCGTTAAGACAGATCTGGATCATACGCGCGATCATTTCGCGGTCGATTTCAGCCTGAATTTCGTAGGACATAGCGTTAGTAAGCTCGGAATCGATATCGATACCGTTCATGTTCTTAAGATCCTGTTCGAGTTCGACAGACCACTTAGCGGCGAGGCGTCTTGTGAGGGCTTCGACGGCGGTCTTTTCAAACGAAACAGTGATCTGAGGGATCTTCGAGCTAAGTTCGAATTGGCTGATCAGGGCGCCAACACCGTTGTCTTCTGCAACGTTGGTCCACTCGTCGTTGCCGCTAAGGCGGGCGCTCGAGGTACCTGTGAATGCAGTGTTAAGGTAGTTGTAGCCAAGTTCCTTGCCGTCAGATGTGTTAGCAGCGATCGATCCAGAGGCATTGCTGCCGTCGCCAGCGACTGAGTAGCCGAGAGCGGAATCTTCGTACTTATAACGCATTGCGAAGGCAAGACCAACAGGCCCAGTCATAGGCTGTACACCAACGATCTCATTTGTGATGAGTTCGGGGAATGTACGGCGAATCATTGGGATAAGAACTTTAGGCAGACGAGCGTCACGGGAAGCGTAGTTATCGCCAGAGAAAGTTGTAGCTGTTCCCTGATGAGTACCAAAAACGCCACCGGTAGCTGCGCTGTTTTGTTCGTTTAAGTAGTTTTCCTGGTTTTGAAGCAGGATAGCTGTGTTCAAACGAGTCGAATCATTGCTGATAGCAGGAACCTTGTCGGAAGAGAAGTCCAGAACTGGAGCCCACTTTTCGACGAGGAGTTCTGCTTGATCTTTATTGATGTGCATGATGTTAGCCATAGTTTTTTTGTCTCCTTGTTTACGTTGAGAATGAATTATTTTGTGAATCTTGATCCACTAATTTTTTTCATCTCGTTCAGATAGCCGCTAACAACATCACTCGATGCGCTGCGCTCAACCTCATTATTAAAATTCTTTGCTTCCTCAATGATCTCGGGACGATCAATTGAAGGAGCCTTTACAAAATCGTTCTTAACGGATTCCTTAAGAACTTCAAGTTCTTCCTGGGATTCCTTTTCAAACATATCAACAACATACGAGAAGTTCTCTTCGATATATTGAGGATTCTTGTTTCCGAGGAGCTTTGTTACAAAGCTCTTCTTAGCCGAAGGCATATCTGTTGTCTTCTGCTCTAAAAGTACTAAAGCCTGGGCCTTATCAGCCTTATGGGAAAGGTCGACGTTCTCCTTCAGAACACCATTGAGTTCAGCTCTGAGCGAATCAATAGTCTTCTTACCGTCAAGAAGAGCCTCCTTAATCTCGTTGTCAATAAACTCTTCGCTAATACCAACGATCTGGCGGATTTGCTCGATCTGTTTGGTAGCTCTGATGTTTTCGACTGCTTCTGAAATTTGTTCGGCTGGGATTGCCTTGTCAAGATAAAGATCCATATAGTTGGAAACCTCTTCGACAATACGGCTCTGGAATTCAGAAGCCTTTTCGGAAAGTTCAGTTTCGTACTTCTCGACAATCTGCTTAAGCATGCCGGTGTGCTTATTGTCGATGCTCTTAACGAGCTTCTGAAGCTTAACGGCGTGATCTGTATCAATAGCTTCAACAAGCTTTGCGAGCTTGCCAGTATGATCAGAGTCGATCTTTTCGATTACTTCTTCAAGCTTTGCTGTGTAGTGCTCGTCGAGCTTGAGCTTAAGACCTTCAGCTTCAAGTTGAATTTTGCCTTCAGCCTTTTCATCGACGGCCTTTTCAAAAGCCTCTTGAATTGTGTTTAAAGTCTCTTCGGAGATTAAATCTTCGAACTTTTCGGAAAGAATAGATTTGACGTTCATGTAAATTTATTTATCTAAAATGAATTATTTTTTAGCTGCTAAAGAAGATTGAATGCGTTCTTTTAGCTTATTTTCAATAGATTTTTGCAAATCAATATTGGCTTGCTTGTAATCTTTGTTAGCAATATTGGAAATAAAACTCTTGATGGCTTCTTTTGTTTCGCTCATAAAAATCATTTACGCTAACTTAAGACTCTCAATAAACATAGTCAACCGTTGCTTGAGAAAAATATCAACATCGTGTTTAGGAAGCCTGGATACACCTTCTTTAAGAGAGTTAAAAGCATCTGCAGAAACTTCAATGATACGACCAGACGTATCAAGCATCCACTCTTTTGATTCAAGAACTGACTCAAGCATTGCGTTCTGAACAGAAGGCTGATGAACAACATCTAAACAAATTAAATGGAAGTTTGAAACTCTCTTGCCTTGAGCAGATTCTGTTAAAGAGCCAAGACCGCGTGTTGAAATACCCATTTGAATCTTATCTTTAACAAGAGACTTAAGAAGTTGACCCATAGGAGTGTCAAGAATTAAAGACTTTCCATAAAAGTAGTTTTCTTTTTGCTTGAGTTCTACAACAAGGTGACAAGCGTTTACGGGATTGACTTCAGTTGATTGGGGATGATTCATTTCGCCAATAGCACGACGAGTAGCAATCATGTCTTTAGAGTAGCGTTCAACTTCTCTTTCCATTTCACTTAAATCATACACGCGACCGTTTTGATTCTTGGCTTCGGCCATCATATAAGGTCCGGTAAAATAGTACTTTGGATCTTCGGTGCGATTTTTTTGTTCAACGAGGAAATCGATTTCTTCGTGTAATTCAGTGGTTAGAAACTTGAGTCCCATAGATTGTTATATTTATTTATAGTTAATGTTAAAATTTTTAACAGCTAAGTTAATTATTATTGCAATATGTCTGATAATATCCCTTCGAATATAATAAAAAATATTCCTCCATTTCAAAGGCCATTTGGGAATAATGGGAATTCTTTTATTCTACAAGACGGTATAGTAGGGTCTATACTTAACCGTATCTTTATTGCACAAGAAGATGATCAATCTACGATTACTCCAACACTTAGTTCGCCCATAAATACTGAAGATGGTATTACCAGTATTGTTATCGAAACGATTAATTAATAAATTATATGCCAGGTTTAAAAATTTCAGAACTTCAACAACCATCCTTAACAGCTGACAGAAATGTTAGTTTGCAAGACTTAATTCCCATCGCAAGAACTGTTGGTGCTGCACTTTCAACATTTTCTCTTCCTGGAGCAGCATTTTTTACCAACTTAGCATCTGTGGGAGTGGGTTCAACTCTTATAGGAACAAAAACATTTGAGGTTGGCTCTGGAAATTCTTATAATATCAAATCTCTTTCCGCTATTGCACCTATCCTACTAAACGATGATGGAAGCACTCTAACATTAGCATTTAGCGGTTCGGTTTTAACCAGTTTAGCTGGTCTCGTTCCTATTAAAACAAGTTTTGTTGCCGGATCCAATCCGCCAGCTGTTGGTGCAACTTTCTTTAATCTTCCAAATACATCTCTTCCAACAGACGCCAATGCTTATAGAGTAGATATCAACGGTGTAATACAAGAACCAAATGTTGATTATACGATCATTACAAACACTACTCCGTTTCAAATTCAGTTTTCAACAGCACCAGCAACCGGAGAAAAGGTTGTTATTGTAGCCTTTGCTCCAAACATTAATAGTCTTTCAGCCAATACTATTTTAAATGCAAATAGTGTTTTTGCAAATCCAACAAACGTTCCTTTTGCTGCCACAAGTGTCACATTAGCCCAAAATCAAGTTCTTTGCAATACGAATAGTAACGGCCTTACAGGACTGAGTATTGGAACCAATCAATTCGTCGGAAATACTGGAAGCGGTCTTACCGCTGTTACTTTAAGTGCTGCTGGAGGTTTAAGTTTGAATACTTCAGTAGCAAATACAGCAACTTTTGATGGTTCTGCATTATTAACCATGATTAGAACATTAAGTAGTAATATGCAGAATATTGGAAATTATCCTTATCTTGAATATGCTCAAGTGTGTGCACCTAACGCAACAAGACAATCCATTACTGGGGATTCAGCCCCCACCACTCTAAACTTAGGTACCAGGGTTTTAGATCAAAATAATATCGCAACAGCTTTTGATTCTACAACGGTTACGGTACCTTCCGGTACATATCAATACGAAGCTACCACGATTCTCAATTCTGGTAGTACTTTTTTTACTTCTATTTTATACCTATTAGGTAATTCGAACATTATTTCAAGAACACAATACGGAACTCAAAGCAATGCTAGCGGTCAAAGCGAATTTCGTAATCTTCTTACAGGGCAAATTACACTTTCCTCTTCGACTATATTATCGATAGCAGCCACTACATCAGTTAACGCTAGCGTAGGTCCGTTTGACTTGCCAGCTGTTGGCACATCTATTAACGATCAACGTACAACGCTTAAACTCTGGAAAATAGCATAATTTTTATATGTCTAAAACATTAGTAGCAAATACAAACCTAACAACAGCTCCAGCAAACAGCGTTAAAGCTAATACTTCTGGAAGTGTTAGCCAGCCTACTGACCTTGTTATTTCTACTAATCAGGTTCTTGCAAACAACGGAACCCTCCAAGGACTAACTTTAGGAACTAATCAATTCGTCGGAAATACTGGAAGTGGTCTTGCGGCAGTTACTTTAATTGGAGGAAATGGTATCTCTTTGAGTACTACCTCGACCACACTATCTGTTAATTTAATAGGTAGTGGTGTTCCAACAGGAGCTATTATGTCTTTCTATCTTGCTGCTGCTCCTAGTGGTTGGAGAGATTGCGATGGAACGACCATCGCCAATAGTGGAGAGACGGCAGCTCTGTTTGCTCTTATTGGAGCAACATTACCAAATCTTCAAGGCCAATTTATTAGAGGTTTGACGACAAATTTAGCAAGAACTTCTCTTGACCCTCTTTCTGCTACCAGAACTCTTGGTAGTACACAAGCAGATACACTTAAGGATCACAGTCATGAATACACGCGCCTTACTGTTATTGACACTGGAAATGATTCTCCTGACGGTAACGGGAAAAGATGGCCAAGCGAAACCAGCACTACAGCAGGAGTCAAA